CTCATAGGGCCTATGTCCTCTCGTTATCTCATTAAGGCCATTCCAAGGATAAGGTATGGACTTCACTTGGCGCTTTTGTACCAGTGTGTCCCATGTGTCAGTCCCTGCTACAATGCCGTCAGGACGGTAAACCTTTGCATTCCACCATGCTTGCGTAAAGTCCTTAACACGGTTCGCCATGAGCATGTCACTGGCGTCCTTGAGTGGTAACTTTACTATTTTTAACTTGTTAGGGCTAAAGAGGTCTTTGACTTGTTCCAGAGCAGCGTCACCAGCCTTGTCGTTGTCAAAGCAAAGTACCACTTGGTCATAACCTTCAAGCCACTCTAGTTGTTGCTTGATTTCTTTGGCTGCAGAGGACGCACCGGCACGTAGTGACACCACGTCGTACTGCTTGTTAAACATCTCAAACACTGCTAAAGCGTCAAGTTCACCTTCAGTGATTGTTATGAACTTGTTAGTAGTGCACTGTTGTTGTCCGAAGAACCCAGCATTCTTTGGGTCTCCGTTACTAAAGAAGTTTTTGGTTTTTACTTCCCTGATCTTAGCTGCACACACTTCACCAGTGTTAACGTCGTAATAAGGGTAGTAGTGTTTAACTATCTCACCTGTAGTACCGTACTCAACGGTTACGCCAAAGCGCATACAGGTTTCTTTGGATATTCGTCTGTTGGGTATTGCTGCCACTGTACCAAACATCTGAAGTGGCTTTGCTTTCGCTATAGGGATAACTTCGGACATGTCACCTGTTCCATTTGTATGGTAGTCACAAACGGCACTAAAGCAATGTGTAGAGCCGTCGTCATAAATAGCAAGGGCGTCCGAAGAATTACACTTGGGACACCCTTCATGTCTTACAAAGTTAGCCATGTTTAAAAGTCTGCAGCTTCTCCAAGTTCAAGTTCTGCTTCCTCTAACACCTTTACTGCTTCCAGGTAAGTAGACACACCATGTACAGGATGTGGCTGACCTAGCTTGTACTTCAAACGCACCTTTGAGTTGTAAGGTACTTCACCACCGTAAGGATTACCTTCAGCGTCAAATGTCTTAACGTCGTACCGACTTTTGAACTTACGCTGTTTAGCACCTTGGTAGTCCTTAATCTTAACACCTTGAGCAGCTAACTCACTGGCGTCGTCCTCTGACATAGTAATGGTCATAGAGAACTGACCCGTGTCCTGACCATTGAAGATGTCGTGTTGAGTTAAGTTGCTAAAGTTACAAATACCTTCGATTACTGCCATTGGAATAGTCTCCATTTCTACTTGGGTTGCAACCAGTTTACCTGGTCATACTAATATTATACCACACTGAAGCCTCTAGTCAAACCATATTTACGTACTCTTCGTTAATAATAGTTTGAATATGAATGTAACCTTCAGGCCAATGAGTGTATGCTTCTGCAAGTGCTTTAGCTGTTTTACGAACTGATTGTTCAAAGCTACTAAAGTCACCGCCTTCACTCTTACAAAACCAAAAGGGTATTTTTAGTACTGGTTCAGCTGGACCTTTGTATTCGTAGTAAACAATGATCTCAGCATCATTATGAATAGATTCGTCATTACCGAAGGATTTACTATGGTCATTGTCTGGTTGTTTCACGTTAGTCTTCCTCTGGTGTTGGAAACGGGTCACTTACTTTGTCTAGAAATAGTTCAAAGTCTGACCTGTCTATTTTCACAGTGTCGCTAGGAGCCTCTCTAGTGTCCATAGAGAGCTTTAAAACAAAAGGTATACCACCATAAGGGTCACACCTCATAATCTCGTTAGCGACCTCTCTAGCCTCACTGTAGCCAAGGCGGTAGATGGAGTAGTCACCTCCAGTTATTTCGTACACACTAAACTCGTCCCTAATCATACTTAAGTTGTCTCCTGGTGTACTACAGAAGTACTACAGGAGTACTTATGTAGTTTACTACTATGTTTTACTACTAATGTTTAACTACTTCTGTTTACTTCTTTAGTTTAACTACTTCAGTTGTTACTTAGGTAGTACCTTAGTACTACTTTAGTAGAGGGTATCATAGTCATCATCATTTGTCAAGAATAAATCTTCGGTAATAGTACCAATGCTATCAACATTAATATCTATAGATGAAAATAAACAGTAATTGCATAGATCAATAAAGTTTCCTTGGTTGTCTTTTTTTAACAATTCTTTTTCTTCCAATATTCGATCACATGCTTTACATCTCATAAGTTTTTCCAATCTTCCCCATAAATATCTAACATATTACGCTCAAGTTCAGCTCTTGACATCTCTTGCAGCCTATGTTTTACCTGAAGTCTGAACATTTCTACTTCATATTCCTCAATCATTGACAACATGTAGTCCATTTCTTCAGGATTAAAGTAGTCAGTTGGGTCTGGTGGTATCATTTGTTCAACCATTGTTACAGTCTCCTTGTCAAATAATTTAGGTGTTGCATAGCCTTATCAAGCTGTTCCATACGTTGTTTCTTAAGTTCTTCCTGGTGGTTAAGTTCGTCCAGTGTTAACACTAGTTTAGCCATAGCAGCACTCATGCGGCCATAGTCAGCTTCAGCATTAGGATCGTACTCAGGTTCTACGTAGTGTTCATAAATACCTTTACCTTCTAACCTGTCGTAATAGTCATCATGCCAAATGTCCACTGTTTCTCTTGTCATCTTTAGTTCTCCTTTGCTCCTACGTACTTCCAGAGCTTACCAGATTGTTTTAACTTTTTCAATGCCTTGTATTCAATTTGTTGAACTTCTGCCCTACTTATGTTTAACACCTTTGCAACTTCTGCCTGAGTCATAAAGTAATCACTAACGTGGCTACGTTTTTTCACTTTCTGGTTGCTCCTTTTGGTTTAGTTGTGAACCTCTCATGAAGTGAACACATAGACCACCAAAAGGCCACACCTGTTATCAGTATCACTATGTCTACACATGGTTGCCATTGGTCAAACATCGTCTAAAACTCCCATTGCTTCTGCAAACTCTCTACGTGCATTAAAGTCCTCTAAAGCGTCACTAACGTCGCTATAAATCAACATGTTGCCTACATAGTCCCCGTCTTGACGCCACACAATGTGTGCACTGTTTATGTCTGAATAACCGCAGTAAACCTTTGTTTTGCCGTTGTTCATGTCAAAGCTTGTAAAATAGTCCACTGATGATTTCATGATACTAGTTCCTCAATGTCTGACTGCGGCACCTCGTAAGCTTCAGCACCGTTAAGCCATTGGTTGATATGTTTGGTTGTAGTAGGGCTGAACTTCTTTTGTGAGCGTATGTACCCTCTATTTGGTAGCCATGCTGCAACCGGTGTCTGATAGCTGAACAGTATGTCCATTGGTCCGCTGTGTAAGTCATAGGTGACCTGTGTTGTGTTGCTGCCTAGTTGCTTAAGTTTCATGCTGTAATCTCCTTAGCTGTACTGAAGTTGTTCTTGGTAGTGTTCATCGACTAAATCGAGTATTGTGTCTGCTTCCCATGTTGCACCATCTGGTGTCTTTTCTGGCAGTTCTCGAAGTATCTCGTATACTGCCTGAGACTTTGTACAAACCATGTAAACAACTAATTCAACTTTGTTCTTTAACAAGTTGTAAAACTGTTCATCATTGTTTAGCCACAATGCTGTGTTCCAGTGGTCGTATGTTTCGTATCCGTTGTGTGTAGTAGCCATGTTTTGTTTCCTCTGTTGTGATAAGGCCGCTTATGCAGCCTTGTGTGTTCGGTAGTGAGCAACGTGTTGTGCAAATTGCTCGTCGTTCATAAAACCCGTAATTGTCAATATGTCAATGTGAGGGATTGTATTCTGAATCTTTACAAGTTCTTTCCAAAGTGCTGTTTCGTATCTAGTCATTGTGTTGTTGCTCCGTTGTGATTGCTGATGTAGTTACTTTAGATGCAACACCTGCTGCAGTCCAATATTAATTTTAAATATTGAAACACCATTGCATTTATTTCATGAATAACTATTGACAATGCCTAATGTTTGGCGTACTCGCGTGCGCGTGTGTAAATATAAGTAGCTTCAAAGGGTCCAACATAAGTCCCCACACTTGTCAACTCATGCAAACTCCATGCCAGGTTGCAACTAAAGTTATCCACAGGTTGTCCCCATGTTGCACCTCGTGCAAGAATCATGCCAACTTTAGTAGCTAACACGAGTTGCTGCCCGTGTCAACTGTGCAAATTAACACTTGACTTCTTTGGTTTCCTGGTGTAAATTCAAGGCGGGGGCCCGTGTTGCCGCTGTATAACTATAGTTGTAGCCACCTAGACACAAAATAGGGCAAAATTAGAAAAAATAACGATAATTACTGCTCATGTAAGCTCTTGTTTACACTAGTAAAACTACTAATTTGTAAAATAACTAAAAAATAGCTTGACTTTTGTGTAAACTTATGTTATACTATAGTTGTAATTAGGGATAATTTTAATCATGACTCAAGAAGTAAAAAAAAGAGGTCGTGGTAGACCCCGTAAGTCAGAAGTAGCCGCTGTAAAGCCTGGTAACAAGGGTGTCGTAGGCCGACCAAAGGGTGACGCAGCGATAATCAATGAGTACAAGGCTAGGATGTTGGCTAGTCCTAAGTCTCGTAAAGTTTTAGAGACTATTTTTGATGCTGCTTTGGACGACGACCATAAGAATCAGGCTGCTGCTTGGAAATTAGTTATGGACCGTATACTACCAGTAGGTGCTTTTGAAAAAGACGTAGTAAAAGACAACGGTAGAAACGCTATACAGATCAACATTAGTGGCGTAGGCACTGCTGAAGTCTCAACACCTGACATTATTGAAGGAGAAGTAGTAGATGAGTCTTAAGTACTTCACACGAGAAGAATTTGACTGTCAGGTTACAGGCACCAACAACATGGAACGAGAGTTCCTAGAAAAGTTAGACGAGTTACGTGAGGCATGTGGTTTTCCTTTTGAAGTCACGAG